CTCCTAAACTTGAACTTCCTGATAAAATTTGAGAGACTCTCGTCGCATTTGAAATATGAGGATTATTTTCAGCAGTTTTAAATTTTTTATAATAAGTCTGAATACAATTACAATAGACATCTTTTTGTGTTTGTCTATCCATTCTTTTTATAAATGATACATTTGCCCCCTTATAAGTTACTGGAAATCCGTATATTTGGTCTGACATCTATTATACTTTTAGAAAAAGTATTTCAAAATCAACTTTTAGAAAAATCAACTTTTAGAAAAATCAACTTTTATAAAAAGTTGAGCAAAAAATCAAAAATAGTTGCGCTTTATCTTTCTAGATTTACTTTTTTGCCTTTTATTTTGTTTTTTGCTTTTGCTTTTACTTTTACTTTTTTTGCCGCCTCGACTTTCGAATTGCTTTAATTTATTTAAAGTGGATATTTTTTTATCTTTCAGTGCAGCGCAAATAGTTTCTGGTATATTGCCCTTAGCATCTCTATCTGCTAAGTTTGCTTCTTCAAATAAATCATTACATTCATATTGTAACTTTTCTAAATCTCTCGCTAAGTCTGAACAACTAATGTGGTCGCAACATTCCTGTTTTAATAACCACGTTGCTTCTTCGTTTAAATTTTTCTTTTTATATGAAACATAACACCCAGACATATATATATTTAGCTTTGATAAAAAATCAACTTTTTTTAAAGTTGAAATAAATGGGTTTTGCTCAACTTTTTTTAAAGTTGAAATAAATGGGTTTTGCTCAACTTTTTCTAAAAGTTGAAATAAATGGGTTTTGCTCAACTTTTTTTAAAGTTGAAATAAATGGGTTTTGCTCAACTTTTTCTAAAAGTTGATTTTTCTAAAAGTTGAAATAAAATTGAAATAATTAATTAAAGATAAATTGTGAACAATCATAAGAATGACTACAGAAGCCAGTTTACTAGCAAATAAATATCAACAAAAAACAGATAAGCAGCATATTTTGGATAATCCAGATACTTATATTGGGTCTGTTGAACAGGTTGATACAGACATGTGGATTCTTGCCGAGTCAGGAGATAAAATCGTGCAAAAGAATATTCGCTATATTCCAGGTCTATATAAGCTGTTTGACGAAGGTGTTGTCAATTGTCGCGATCACGTTGTTCGTCAAGCACAAGCCGCTGCAAACAAAAGTGCAAATGCCCTTCCAGTTACCTACATTGACATATCTATTCAAGACGACGGAACAATTATCATGGTCAATGATGGAAATGGAATTGATGTTGCAATGCACCCTGAACATAAGATGTGGATTCCCGAGATGATTTTTGGTCATCTTAGAACTTCAACAAACTATGATAAAACAGAAAAGAAAATTGTTGGAGGTAAAAACGGATTTGGCTTCAAGCTTGCGCTCATTTGGTCGACAATTGGCTCCATCGAAACTATTGACCACGTTCGTGAACTAAAATATATGCAAACATTTAAGAGCAACTTGGACGAAATATGCGCGCCAGTTATTACCAAGTGTAAGAGTAAGCCTTACACTAAAATTACCTTCAAGCCCGACTATACGCGACTCGGAATTAACGGCCTGTCTCAAGATATGCTAGCACTTTTGCGCAAGCGCGTTTACGATGTTGCTGCTGTTACCGATAAAACACTAAAGGTAAAATATAATTCATCTCTACTTCCAATCAAGACATTTCAGCAATATGTTGATATGTATATTGGTGGAAAGGATGAAGTAAAGAGAGTTCACGAAGACTCTGAAAATGGGCGCTGGGAATATGTTGCAGCACTTTCTCCAAGTCACGAGTTTCAACAGGTTTCTTTTGTCAATGGTATTTATACATCAAAGGGCGGTAAACATGTTGAATATATTCTCAATCAAATCACTAAGAAGATGGTAGAGTTTATTGAGAAGAAGAAAAAGGTTGAAGTTAAGCCGAATAGCATCAAAGAGCAACTCATATTGTTCATACGTTGCGATATTGAGAATCCTGCGTTCGATAGCCAAACCAAGGATTTTATGAATACGCCAAGTTCCAAGTTTGGTTCGTCTTGCGCAGTTAGCGATAAGTTCATTGAAAAGCTGGCAAAGATCGGTGTAATGGACGCTGCATGTGCAATCACTGAAGTCAAGGAAAACAAGGCGGCCAAGAAAACCGATGGTTCTAAAACAAAGAACATTCGGGGTATTCCCAAGTTGGTTGATGCAAACTGGGCTGGGACTGAAAAGTCTGGACAATGTATGATTATCTTTTGCGAAGGTGATTCAGCAAAGGCCGGCATCGTCTCTGGGCTATCGTCAGATGATAGAAATACAATTGGTGTTTATCCAATGAAGGGTAAGATTCTCAACGTCCGTGGCGAATCTGTGAAGAAAATTTCAGAAAACAAGGAAATTGCAGAGATAAAAAAAATTCTTGGTCTTGAAACTGGAAAGCAATATAAAGATATGGCAGATATTGCAAAGAGTTTACGTTATGGGAAGGTTTTGTTTATGACGGATCAAGACTTGGACGGCTCTCATATTAAAGGTCTTGGAATCAATTTATTCCAAACTGAATGGCCGTCTTTAACACTTATTCCAGGGTTCATTGGCTTCATGAATACACCTATTCTGAAAGCAAAAAAGGGAACAAAAGAGTTGATGTTTTATAATAATGGCGAATATGAGGAGTGGAAGGAAGTCAATGAGACAAAAGGTTGGCTCATTAAATATTACAAGGGACTTGGCACTAGTACTGCAAAAGAGTTCCGCGAGTACTTTGAGAAGAAGAAGATTGTTGCATTTGAACATAGCGGAAAGCTAAGTGATGATGCAATTGATATGGTCTTCAATAAAAAGAGATCAGATGACAGAAAAGAGTGGCTAGAAGAGTACGACCGAGAAAGTTATCTTGACACTAGTAAGCCTTTAGTGAGTTACGATGATTTTATCAACAAGGAACTCATTCACTTTTCAAAGTATGATTGCGATCGCAGTATTCCAAACTTGATGGATGGTCAAAAGACTTCTCAGCGTAAGATTTTGTATTCTAGTTTCAAGAAGAATCTTACAACTGAAATCAAAGTGGCACAATTTTCGGGTTATGTTAGCGAGCATTCTGGCTACCATCATGGCGAAGCGTCGCTAAACGGAGCAATTGTTGGCATGGCGCAAAATTTTGTGGGTTCGAATAATATTAATCTTCTTGTTCCTAGTGGACAATTTGGAACTAGATTGCAAGGTGGTAAGGATAGTGCATCTGAAAGATATATCTTTACCTATTTGAATAAAATGACACGTCTCATATTTCCTGAAATGGATGATAATGTGCTCAAGTATTTAGATGATGACGGGCAATTAGTTGAGCCTCTATTCTATGCTCCTATTATTCCAATGGTTTTGGTAAATGGAGCAAAAGGTATTGGTACTGGATTCAGCACTGATATTATGTGCTATAATCCGTTGACTATTATTCAATATTTGAAACATAAACTTGCTAATACTTCAGTAGATGGCATTGAGTTTATTCCTTACTATGAAGGATTTCAAGGTCAAATTCAGAAGTTGACCGAAGGTAAGTTCCTTGTTAAAGGAAAGTATGAAAAGTTGGCTAGTGATAAAATTCGTGTCACAGAACTTCCCGTTGGGTTTTGGACGGAAGATTTCAAAGAACTACTTGAGTCACTAACAGAAACGACGGATAAGGCTGGTAAGAAAATTACACCACTAATTAAAGATTATGATGACATGAGTAAGGATACAAACGTTGATTTCACAATTGTTTTGCAAAAGGGTAAGCTTGATGAGTTGGAAGCTGGTTCTGCGGACCATGGACTCAATCAACTTGAAAAGACATTCAAGCTATTTACAACAATGTCAACTACAAATATGCATTTATTTGATGCTCAAGATAAACTTAAAAAGTACGCAAGTGTGGCGCAGATTATTGATGACTATTTTGATACCAGACTTTCACTATACCAAACTAGAAAGGATTATATGATTCATGCTCTTAAAAGCGAGTTGCAGGTTCTTTCTAATAAAGCACGCTACATCAAGGAAAACTTGGATGGAACCATTGACCTGCGCAAGAAGAAGAAAGACGAGGTATGCGCTATGTTAAAGACGAAAAAGTATGATACTATTAACGATGATGAAGATTATAAATATTTGGTCAAGATGCCAATGGATAGTGTTACCGAAGAAAATGTTGATAAGTTGAATAAGGAACATTCAACAAAACAAAAAGAACTGAATGCGATTGAGGCCACGACTATTCAAGAGATGTGGTCTTCTGAACTGGATTCTTTGCGCGAGGCTTATCTTGTTTACAAGGAAGAGCGCGAGAGGTTGATGACTGGATTGCAGTCAAAAAAGCATTCTGTTGTTAAGGTTAAGTCCAAGGTCACTACTAAGTAGTTAGGGACTTAAAAAGTTTATAAAAAAATTGAACTCAATATAAAAGTTTTTTTATTTGCAACTAAATAACAATGTTCGAATACTCAATTTTCGAAAAATCAAATGATTATAACTTTTCAATGAATAATCAAGTAGCTGAGCAAATTAAAAACAAAAACGCAAACAAAAACAAAAACAAAAACATTAAGTTTAAGATTAATACTTTGAAAAAAAACTTGCCCCTTATTGTTGATAAAGATATTTCATTAGAAGACCTTTATGCAAAAATTTATAATGTTGTGTATCCTAATTTTTCGAGTAAAAAAAATCAGGATTTTATTCCACCAGCGGCAACATCTATTTACCATGACAATTTTCCAAAACTTTACAACGTTGCAGTAATAAATGACGAAAACGTTATGACGATTCCATTTCATAGATTTATTACTATTTCCAGTTTTATGAAATCAAAGCCAGAGTTCTTTGAAAATGTTGCAATGTTTGGTTCGCCTATTTATAAAATTTATGTCTTGGATGAGACTACGTTGGCAGAATTTAAAAAGGTTGAATTGAAGAAACTTGAATCTCAAAAAAATGAGTCAAAACAAGACGGCACATTCTTTCAAAAACTTTTACAATGTGCTTCTAGTTCAAAAACTTTATGATAAAAATACCCAAGAAATGTAATGGTCATCAATGTATTTTCTTGTTTTTTCCATATTGCCATTATAAGCTCTATAAATTTCTCTCGTATGTAAAAGTCTACCAATATAACCAAGAACCATTATGATAGTCAGCGCAAAGGCAAGTCGCACATTAATCTCTTTTGTCAGAACTTTACCAAAGAAAACCCAGCTTACTACATTACAAAACAACAAATATACTATTGTATGAAACAAAACAGAGTCAAAAATTCCAATCATGATTCTTGGCGAAAGCAAGCCGGAGAGAGTAAGTTTTGGATTTGTTGTCTCTAAATATAATTTTGTAAACATATTATATAATATGCTTTTAGATAAATATTTGAGTTATGACAATAAAGTTATTATAGCTGTAATTTGCTCTGGCCTGTGGATTTA